CCAATCTCTTGCTTTTTTACCTTTGGGTACGGCTATTAACCGTGGTCCTCTAAAAACTTTCGAATTTAGAGTGGTAGCAAGAGCTCTAAGGGTGTTCCCGTCAATTTAGTCTTGTTGCCAGAACTTAATCTGACTAGTTACAAACTACATGTGTATAACATGTGGGAGTCATAACGTTTTTCCATTGTAAGAGCCCATTTACAATGGCGTGTAACTTTTGTGCCCAATAAAACTGTAAAGTCCAGGCTAATCCTCCCATGCCACTTAGGATACGTAGTACGTTGTAGTTGAGGGCATAGATGGAGATCTTGCTGTCATCAGCAAGGTAGGATGATTTGAAGTCAGCTACACCATCAACACCGAAGGTGAGGTTAAGGGTAGCGTTGTCGATACGAGACATGTTGCAAGTACCAGATGGTTGATGTTCTTCGGGGTTAAGAGAGAAAGAATACATGCAGAGACCATCTGAGGGAGTATTTGTATGGTGTTGCCAAGGTTGAACGTAGTTGAAGTAATTGCCATCACGTTCAGAAAAGCGATCATGACCGTTAAGTTGAAGGAGACCTTTTTGTACGGGGTTTTCAGTTCCGTTCATGTATACACCGTAGTTGTCATATTGGCGTACAACAACATCATAAGTGGATGAACCTTCACCGAAAGCAACGCGAGTAGTGGTACCGAAGAGTTGGGTAACGGGTTTTGATGCATCATCAAGAGAAAGGGGTTCACCGAGAATGGTGATGTTATCAACATCGGTTTCGCTAACACTGATAGCGACAGCGTTGGCAGCCGCGAACTTGTCTTTAAGAGCTTGATTAGTAACAGCGGTGGCTACTTGGAGTCTGTTGTTAGATAAATCAAGGGAAGTACCGGTGTATTTAGCAAGAGCAAGTACGAAACGCTTAGTAGCTTGGACACGGAGGTTATTAACATCAGCAGAATCATAGGCAAGGAATGCATAAGCGCCTGAAGGGTTAGTGTAGCGACCAAGTTTAAGGTTCCAGTAGAGAGCCTTGCAAGGGTGGTTGAAGTTAAGACGGAATTTGTTGCTGTTGATTGATACTGATTCTTCGCCGGTGAATTGAATTTGTTCAATAAGATATTCATGTGCATTTTGAGCGAATTTTTTGCGTTCTTCACTTTCGAGGTATACATAGTCTACGAAGAGAGAAGCAGCATCCATACGGAGACCTAATTGGTTTCCAGGGCTTGAAGATACAAAACCGGATGATACAATGCATTCTTCGAGTTTTCGGAATTCGAATTCATAACGGACATCGTGGTATTGAAGAGCGATGAGGGGGAGAGCAAGTCCATCGTTTCTGCAGTGGAAGAAGTATAAAGGTACATATAAAGTTGCAGATTTGTGGGATTTAGATAATTGAGTAAGTTCGGGGGTATTACCGATCATCTTGGCGTAGCCACGATCTTGACCGAATTTACGAGATAATTCATACCAGCAATTCATCCAATCGCCGTATTGTTTATCAATTTTAGTTCCGCCGATGTTAAGCTCGACTGAGGAGATTAAAGCATGGCCGACTTTTCGGACCCATGCCCATTTTTGCGAGGCGTCTCCTGAATCACCTGCGCTAAGAACTACGCGAAGATATACGTTAGTTACAAGATCGCCATTTCTTTGTAAAGTTGCTGATACTTTACGACCGAAATCAGCAGCACCAGAGAAAGTTTGTTCAATGCTTTCTACTGCAAAGTTAGTATGTCTTCTATATACAACTTTGAAAAAAGTTATTTGTGGATTACCAGTTAGGTAAACATCTTGAGCACCGTATGCGACCCGAAATTCTTATACCTTTCAATATAAGCGGGACTATACCTTAAGCTATCAACGAAAATTGGGAATTTTCTCAAGCCTACCCATTATAGTCTCTGAACCTTCAACTCTAGTATTTTACCCATGTATACTAGAGATGCTTGGCTGCGGATTGTCCAATCCTTAACGTTTTTACTATCCCTTTAGTCGTTATCTAAAGGCATTATGCTTTTCACAAAACATAAGAAGTAGTTAAGGCTCTTAGGAGTTTCCCGCAATTTAAGAGTATCGCCATAAATTATGACTAGCCAATTATATTAAACCATGTATTACACTATTTACTCTTATTGGTATTACATGGAACCAATAAGATAGTTGACTGTTCAACTCCATCATTAAAGTTGCATAAGTCCGCCTCCCATATTGTTATATATATAATATAGTATAAGAAAAAAAATTAAAAAAAAACTAATTAAATTTATATATATTTTTTAATTAAATATATATAAAGTTAATAGTTATTTATATATAAATATTTATAATGTCTGTTTTTTCATCAAATTTTAAAGATAAAAATATTAAATATTCCTCTTTTTGTAGTAATATTTTAAATAAATCTTTACTTGTTCATGGAACTCTAGATAGTAAACATCAAGATAAGATAAAAGAATTTGAAAAAAGAGACAAATTATTAATTAAACAATATAATAAATTAGACAAACTGAACGAAGAATATAATGTTATAAACAATAAAAACCCAATAGATTATATCGAACAAGACATAATAAAAAAAGCAAAAATAAAAGATCAAATTATCGAAACACAATGTGAAATAGATAATTTAAATAATATGTCAGATACTCTTGACTATTTTAATAACACAATTGATTTGTTAAGTAAATATTACGACGATGATAATAATAGTAATAATAGCGGTAGTGAAAATATAATTGATATATTTAATATTAAAAAAAATGATGACAAAGCACAAATATTTTATAAATATTTAAAAAGAACAAATCAAATAGATTTAAACCATAAACAAAAAAAAAATAATATTAAAGTATGCTCACAATGCAACGTTGATAAAATATTACATTTACAAGATGGTTTAATTTCATGTACACAATGTGGAAATTGTGATTTTATACTAGTAGATAGTGATATGCCAAGTTATAAAGATCAAATTGTAGATAATAAACCTAATGGATATAAACGTATGAACCATTTTTCTGAATTACTAAATCAATTTCAAGGTAAAGAAAGTACGGAAATACCAAATGAAGTTTTTGAAAAAATTATAGATGAAATAAATAAATTAAGAATTGAAGATCTTTCTACTCTTAATAATTATACAATCAGAGCAATATTAAAAAAGCTAAATTTAAATTTTTATTATGAACATATACCTTATATAATTAATAAATTAAACGGCATACCACCTCCTTCTATTAATAGAGAATTAGAAGATAAATTAAGACAAATGTTTAAAGAAGTACAAGAACCATTCCTTTTATATAAACCAAAAAATAGGAAAAATTTTTTAAATAACAATTATGTTTTCCATAAATTATTTGAATTATTAGAAGCAGATCATTTGTTAAGTTCATTTCCTTTTCTTAAATCAAAAGAAAAATTATATGAGCATGACCAAATATGGAAAAAAATTTGTGAATATAATAATTGGCAATATATAGAAAGTATATAAAATAAAATAATAATATAAAGATTAAATAATATTAAAAAAATATAATGTTGGACTATATTTTTTTAATTCCTATTGGATCTACGATTAATGGAAAATTACTTGAACAATATTTAAAATTAAGAACATGGTGCGATAAAAACAACGCAGATATTTTAATTACAACCGGTAAAATGCACAATTTTGCAAGAAATTATTTAGCTACTGGAGGAAAAGGATTTGAAAACTCAGGACCCCCTGATGCAAAATGGTTAATTTGGTTGGATAGTGATATTCAATTTACTATTGAACAAATTGAAACTTTAATAAAGATTGAACACCCTTTTGTTTCAGGGTGGTACGTGTCTGATCTTGGCAATCAAGTGATGGCAGGAAGATGGGATGTTGAATTTTTCAAAAAACACAAGTTTATGCCATTTTTTGATAAAAATAAATTAGTAGAATTAGCAAAAGAAAAACCCAATGATTATTTAGAAGCAGACTTTGTTGGGTTTGGATTTGTTAAAATTCATAGAAACATTATTGAAAAAATGACGTATCCATATTTTACTCTTAATGTTCAAGAAATAGAAAATTTTAAAGATTTGTCATCGGAAGATTGTAGTTTTTGTCAAAATTGTTATAAAGAAACAGGAATTAAACCTATTATTGTCCCAAATTTACACGTCGGACATCTAAAATCAATACATTTATATTAACTAGCAGAACCTAAATGTATCTTAGTATCTTTTAAAGTACGTGTATGTCTTCGTGACGCTATTAATAAATTTAATAATGTATACATATTTGTTATTGAGATACTATTTTTTTTTATAGTTTCAGCATATTTATACTCTACAGGGTCATCATTATTTATTTTTATAATCATATTTGGTTTTATCTTTTCATTATTATCTATTTTTTTCATTCCTTTTATATTAATTTCTTCTAAAATTAATTCTACTGAAACATCTTTCCAACTAATTTGAGATGATTCGTAAAACATACTTGCATATATACTTTTATTCATAGTTTCTAACACACTAGTATAATTTTTTTTTAAATTATTCAATATTTCTAATATTTCTTCTTTTGTTTTATTCTCGTTATTACTTATATTCATTTGACTTGACGATAAACTTTCAATATATTTTACTAAATTATGATTATATTCAGTATTATCAATTTTCATATCTTTAATATTTTCTTGTATATTATTAATTGCTGTTGTGTGACAATTTAATTCCATGCTAGTATTTTTTGTTATTAAATCATTAATTTTATTTATATAGGTTTCAATATTTTTGATATCATTATTAAAATTATTATCATTGTCTGTTGATATTATTGTAGATGTTATATTTTTACCATTTTTTATTAAAATATATGCTTTTTTGTCAAATAAATCTTTAAATTTATTCTTATTAAAAAATTTGATACCTGTTTTTTCTTCATCATCATAACTATTTTGAGTAAAATTTTTTACAGTTTCAAAATAATTCCAAAGTTCTTTATTATTTTTTGTTATTAGAAATTCATCACTTTTGTTCTTTTCATATTCTTCTTTAAATGTATTTATTTTTTCTTCATCAATATAAAACACCAAATAAGTTCCGTCTGTAGAATCTGCAACTTGTTGAGATGTTTCTGAGGACCCAAAAAAATATGAAAATGGCCACATTCCTCCCTCTAAATTATTAGTTTTCAATTGTTTCATTTCTTTTAACATAAGATACTGTTTTTTATATTGAATATATCTGTTATAATATTCGTCGTCTAAATTTGATTCCATAATATAATAATATATATATTATTATTATATATTTTTTTTTTAAATTATAATTATACTTAAATAAACTTTATACTAATATAATATATTAATGGGTGGAGGATTATTACAAATTGTTTCTTCTACAAATGAAGATTTATTTATAACTTCTAAACCTCAAATTACATTTTTTAAATTAGTTTTTTATAGGTACACAAATTTTTCAATAGAAACTTTAGAAGAATTTTTTGATGGAGCACCTGATTTCGGTGGAAGTGTGACTTGCACACTTGCAAAAACAGGCGATTTAATACATCATATGTATTTAAAAATAGATTTACCCGAAGTACACATACCAATATTAAAAGATTCATCGATACATCCAAAAAACAAAACATTTACAAATGATTTATTATTACAATATAATGTAGTTGATCAAAACTTTACTAATTATAAGAAATATATAAAATATTTTTATATATTATGGAGGTTATTATGGACAGAAGTGATTAGTATTGCTGGTAATTATAATTCGGTAATAAATATTATAAATCTGTATAAAAAGTCAGACAACTGGAACGAATATAATAAATATAATAATATATTTTCAAATGTGTATATAAAAAAAAACAATAGTAATATTAATTTTGATATTGTTTACATGTTTGATTTATCATTAAAAACAGAGTATCAATTTTCAAATTATAGTACTCTTAAAAACAATGAATTCAAAGATAAACTAAAATTATTTTTGACAATGTACCATGAAAATACAGTACTATACAACAACCAATTATTTAACGAATTAACAAAAATAAAAAATATAATAGATACTGAAAAAATAGATTATTACCGTTTTTCATGGCTTCCAAAAATAGGGTTAAGGTTAATAGATTATATAGATATTTCAATAGGCGGTCAGGTGATTGATAGATTAAATTCAGACATGCTAAATATTTGGTATGAGCTAACAGTATCTCCAAATCAAATAAATACGTTTAATAACATAATAGGTAACATACCCAAATTAAATACTTATAATTCAAATAAAAAAGAATCCTATTCATTATATATTCCATTGCCTTTTTGGTTTTCAAAATATACAGGTATTTCTTTACCAGCTTTGGCATTGAGATACCACGATATCCAAGTAAATTTAAAATTGAAAGAATTATCAGATTGTTGTATGATTGAAACAATAGATAATAATTTAAGTGATAATATAAATATAAATGAGCTTATAAAAATATTAAATGTGTCTTTGTATGTCGATTATGTATACATAGAGCAAGAAGAAAGAAAGAAATTTGGCAGGAATTCGTTGGAATATTTAATAGACCAACATCAATACTTGCCTGTGAATAATATAAATTCTATCAATATCAACCAATTGTTGTATTTTGTAAATCCAATTAAAGAACTATTATGGACATGTCAAACAAAAGTATGGGATAGGTATGAATTTGTAAAAATATATAAATTCACAAATATAACAAATTTAACAAATGGAAAAATAAAATTAATTATTGGTAATAAACACTTAATTAATGAAGATGATAATATAAGGATATACAACAGCAAATATTATAATAATACTTACAAAGTAATTAATGTAGATGAGACATCAGTAACAATTAATAGCGAATTTATTATAAATGATTATGGTTATGTTGAAATTATAAATACAATACATTCAGAGAATACAATTGATACTTTAAGTATAACTTTTAATAGTGTTGAAAGAATATCAAATAGAGATGGGATGTATTATAACTTAATTCAACCCTGGAAACACCATACAAATATTCCCTCGCCAGGAATTTATTTATTTTCATTTGCCATTAATCCAGAAGATTATCAACCAAGTGGCAGTTGTAATATGGGATTATTAGATGCAAACCAAGCATTTATAAATATAAATCCTATATTTTTTGAATATATGAATAAAAATGTTTCTGTTAATTTTTTTGCAAGAAGCTTAAATATTTTAAAAATTACAGAAGGGATGGCAAGCTTGGCTTTTTCTATATAAAATAAAAAATATTTAAAAATATTTTTATTTTGACAATTTAAAGATTAATTTATTATTTTATAATAATAAATTAACTAATGCCTGCTGGAGGTTTACTCCAATTGGTTAGCAGTTCTGATAATAAGTTGTTTATAGATAATTTTACTTTTAGCCATTTTAAATTAGTTTATAAAACATCTCATCCTTTTTCATTTCAAGATTTAAATATAAAATTCAAAGGGCAAAATAAATTTGGCAGTAAACATAATTTAAAAATACCAAACTATGGAGATTTACTTCAGAATTTAACAATGTACTGTGAATTGCCGTCATTAGAGGCAAGATACAACAATGATATCCCAACGGAACTAGGACTAAACATAGATAATAATATTTTTAACTTATCAACGAATAATATTAATTATATATTAGAAAGATTAAGCGATTTCACATATTTTACATATTTTGAGAACGACAACATAATAAATGTTTATAATTGGCTAGATCATACAAGAGAATTAAAAAAAAGCACAATTTATCAAAAAATAAAAGATTATAATATTGTAGACAAAAAATTTGTATCACCTGTAAATTATGACCCAGATAAAGTTTTAATAAATGAGTTGAATCAATTGTGTTTTAACTATGTAGATAAAAAAAACGATTTGTATAATTTTTATTATCCATTACAAATGCAATATTTGCTACATTTACTGCAAGTAAAAGATGATAGAAAAATAATGACATCATACGATTATTACCAACAATTTATTTCAAAATTAACAGATTATATAATAGAAAACCAAGAAATACAATTAATCAAATACATTGAAGAAAAACAACAAGACTATAGTTTAACAAGTTTAGACAATCAGATTTTTTATGAAAATATAATAATTAATTTAATACTTAATATTTATACAACAAGTAATATTGAACCATTGATGTATTTTTATAAAAAAAACGGTATTATCTATGAATTATCAGATATATTAGTAAATAAAAAATATTCAATAACTAATTCTAATTATATTATTAAAACTGAAAAGTATACAAATAACGATGTCACGATAGAAACTGAGGTTGTGAACAATACAATTAATAATAAAATATATTTTATTGGTTCAAGGCCTCAAATAATTAAATCAGAGGATTTATTTCAAATACTGAAAATAAAATTTATAAAAAGTAGAACTAATAATATTAGTATATACACATCAAACCCAAACGAAGCGATAGAATGGGAGGTAAAAATTTTACAAAATACATCAACAATTAATTTTCCGCCTTTAAATGATGAGAATAAGTATTTAATGTATATATATAATAGCGTCACACCAAATGAACAAGATATAACTGATTACCAAGGCAAGTATATTATAGATAACAGTCAAAAAAAATATTTTGTTGATAAAAATGATAACTATATTCCTATTACTTTTTACATTGAAGATCTTTCGCAATTAAATATTAATAAATCGTTTATTCCTGTTTTACTGTATAGTAATTTACAATCCAATATAGATATGCGCTATAATAAAAAATATTTTTTAGACAAAGATATGAATTTTGTATTAATTAAAGAAATTTATATTGATGACAACGGCGATGCGGGTATCATTGTAAATCTGAATGATAATAATTATTTTGTAGATACGAGTGGCAATTATATAGGACCCATTAATTCCAATGAAGATATTAGTGGGAATTATATTGTCGACGCGACCGCCGATTTTATTATTGATTTAATTGGTAATTTCACTCAAGATTCTTCAATCCAAAGCCCGACGGATATAAGTAATAATTTAATACCAGTATATGATTTTATCAATAAAGGTAAAGGTTTTAAATATGTTTATAAAGGGAAATATTATAATTATTTAAATTTGTATTATAAAAATAATTATACCAAACCTTCAAATTTGATAGACGGTTTCCCGTATCTTTTACCGTTTGCTATTTTAGAGCTGACTACTTATTATAATGATTTAATAATATTAAAAAAAATAAATTTGTCAGGGATAAGTGAAACAGATTTATATTACCATACATCAGAGAAAATAATAAGAAATAATAACACAGATAAATTTGCAATATATGGTAATAAATTTGTTAACATTAACGATATAAGCAATAATATTGTAAATATAGTTGAAGATTATGTAATACAAAATCAGGAAGTTTATTTAAATAATAACTTTAAATATTATTGGAATAACAACAAATTAATAGATTTAACAGATTCAATCGATTACATTACATACGAATATTGGCAAGAAAGTAATATAGCATCAAAATTTGTTATAGAAGCAAATAATGTAAATAGTTATAAATTTCTACCAATATTGAATATTAAACATGAAAATATTAATTATGATATATATGAAAATTATAAACATATAATTACTAAAATCAAAAATTTAAATTTAGAAAATTACGAAATATACAACATTATTGTTAATAATATAGGTTTAACTATTAATATAAATCATAATATAATTAAAAACATATTTACTAATCTATTTACATCAAACTATTTTTTTACTCAATATGTTGTTACAAACGCGAATGTGATTGCTTTACAGAGTAAATTAGTAGCAGAGCATGCAAACAAATATTTGGAAAGTATTATAGGAACATATGATAACAATCTTTTTGTTGAAAAGATATTAAATAATTGGAATGAGTTTATAGAATCCCAAGATCTATTGTTTTTTAAAACTATACAGACCGTAAACAGTTCATCATCATCAAACAGCTTTAACGTTATAAAGATGTTAAAAAATTATGAAACATATCCAACATTAAAAATAAAAATTAAACAAATTTCAAATGAAATATTATTAAAAAAAACTATTAATTTAATTTTAACAAATGAGAACGATTTATCATATAATCCTATAAAAATATCAAACTTAAATTATTTTGACAACAACACCAATATAAGAAATTTCACAAATAATACAGATTATAACAACATAAATATCAATGATATAAACATATTAAGATCATTAAATATATTTACAGATAACGAATTAAATAATTTAACTTTTAGTTTTAATAAATGGACAATATTGGAATATGATATTATAGATGAATATTATGAAATGTATATAGCTCCTCCTGATTACATTGAATTTAAAAAATTTCTAGCATTGTTATATTTTATTAAAACGACGAATAAGCTATCGTTTTATGTATTTTTTAATATTACAGGATCTGAAAATATACCAAGTTTTGTTAGTGATAAAATAAGACTGATATATAGTTGGGGGTATTTTGACGATAATTATATAGTTAAAAATAGGAGTGTAGATGATGTTAAAAATCGTATTGTATTTTTGAATACAATAATTATAGATTTTTACAAATATTTGATGAATAAAATTACTAGTAAAATAAAAAACAAACAATTTTTATTGTACGCTACAATATATTTTTATAATAATTTATGGCATTTAATCCAAGATATTTTACATACTATTCAAAAAGGTTATTCTACGATGCCGACACTCGCATCAGCTGGAAATATTCTTATTATTAATAATTTTTCTAATTATTATGATCAAATAATAGTTAACCATATAATTACAAATTTATTTAATAATTATTTTGATTATAATATTAAGAGCAAATGTATTAATTATTTAGATGGAAGGACATTTAGTATGAATAATAAAACTATTAGATTTTATTCAGTATTAAACATAGAAAACGCAAATCATTTATATACTGATATTGAATTAACAAATTTAAAATCAATTGAAGTGTTGCAATGGTTCGTTTTCTATCTTAGTGACAAATTAGAATTATATTATTTACCAGATAGAAAACCAAGAACAAGTGACATAAATTTTTGGACTACTTTTGATAACTATAAAGAACAAATTTTTAACGGTGCAACATTAACACATATTAATTTTTTCTTAAAATATTGTCAAAAAGAATTTATAAATGAACAAGCTGAACTTGCGACTATATATTACGCTATCAACGAAGTTATGATGAATATTTACGATATTTTGAATGAAGAAATTATTAATGATAAAGTTAACAATACAAGTTATAAAATTGTAACAGAAGATAATAAAATATATTTTGGTAATATTATTAACATTAATAATTATTCAATATTTGATATATTAACAGAATATTTAATTCAATTATTTAAACAACATTATAACAATTATACATATAATTATTTAATTGAATATTTTAATGTTACTAAAATTAATTTTATTAATTTTTACAAAAATATTTTTGATAATGTAAATACAACAGGTTTAACAACATACAATCTTTTAAGAGATATACAAATTATGACTGATTTTAATTGGAATAATTATGATTTAATATTTCCCAGAATAAATCCAAATTATAACAATTTAATTGATTATAATTTACAAGTATCCACAACTTATAGTGACTCAAAGTTTTATTTTAAATATGATTTATTTTTTAGAAACAAAATTATTAATTTTATCAATGATATTTATATACATAATCAAA